TTATTTCTCCGGCATAGTAGGCCACACCGGGTTTGCATAGTCTATTGTTGCGGGAAGATCGCGCAGGGCTTGTTTGTGTTCACGCCAGGCTTGTTTCTGTGCCCCTGTCATATTTTCCCACTTATCTGCGTTGCAATAGGTTGTATCAACATTATTCAGCATCCTATCACGTTGCGGCCTGATCTCCGTATCGAGCCACCTGGCACGGTTCAATATCCATTCGCCATCGGAGTAATCATGGTACACAGACAACCTTGGATCATAATCGAGATCGGTTTCCGCAGGTGCAACGCCCAAAGTTTCGATTGTGTATCGTGTACCATCTTGTTTCCAATATGTTGCACGACGATGATCCGGGACAATTTGCCACGCACCGGCTGCAAATACAGCGGCTTCATTATCTCCCGCCTGCGGCGGCTCCTGAATCGTTGCATGGGCCGGTATGAGGTACACGTCCTTTTCCTGCATTTTTGTCTCCAGCGGGTCCAGTCTTGCCTCTGATGTGCTGATATACTCGCCTGTATCCCCTTTATAATGATATATCTGCATGACACCCTCCTTATTATTAGTATTTTATTAATGGCATTACATAGTAGTTGATAGATCTTGTCTCATTTCCACCGGTACTGTTTGATGTGATCAGTGTCTGGCTTGATGTACCAGACGGATTGACAACTCTTGTACCTCCTACACCCTCAGGGATATAATGATTATGTGCATGGGATTTAATTTCATCCGCCTGCGTGGTACCGACATGATCCCCGGCACTCATAGTGGCGCCGGTAGTCGTTACGGCTGTCCTTGTTGCAGCGTCCGGGTCAACGCCTTTGCCATGATCCCAGTAACGCGGGAATTTACCCCTGTCATCCATGAGATTAAAATGATTTGCATCAACTGCCCCATACAAAGTCCCAATTTCGGCATATAAATTTGCGTATGTTGTTCTTGACAAGGATGATCCGTCACGTTCCAGGAAACCGTCAGGAACGGTTTCCGTGGGCCAGTCGAGCGGCGCGCCTGGTGGCAATATCCCGATGTCTATTTTGTGCGTCCCGTCTGTATTGTGTTCCACAAGCGCAAGGCGGTTTATTGTATCCTCAAGTGTCGCATGTCCCGAACCCACCACATATTCGTTTGATTTATAAGTAAGATCAGCCATATGCACCTCCGTTAATATATTGTTGCTACTCTCGCACCCCCGCCCATGACAGTGCCGTCTCCCAGTATAGTTCCATCTCCGAAAGCGGTGGGTGCAGATAAATAATAGTTTGTCTGCAGGGCGCGGAATTTTATCTTACCTGCCTGAAAATCAGGGCTTACGGAAATTATTTTCCAGTAATGGTTCAGCAGTTCATCTCCATTCTCGTCATAAAGTGAATCAACCGAATAAATGAATATATCCCCCTGATCGAGTTCGACATACTTCAAAGAATTATTCTCAATCTCGATCTCATAAAGAGGATTCCTGAATTTAGCTACAATAATATCCTGTATCTTTTGTACGCTTGTAAGATCCCTGCACCAGTAGAACTGATAAGGAGAATCAGGCTTCCTTACACCATATATGCCCTGAGAAGCTGTATCTGTATGGGAGCTGTCATCTGTTTCCCTTTTGAACTCCCCTGCGGCATAATTGTATGCATAGTGGCACGGGCATTGATTGATAATATTTACAAGACGTTGTTCTGCGTCGACCAGAGTTGTACCTGACTTGCGTATGACAGATGCGCTGTACTGTGAGATGAAGCCGTTATCTATATCGAGAACAAGCTCGCCTGAGCCGTTTAAGAATGCGCTGCCGAGAAATGATGCCATCATTTCTGTTATGATATCCCATATTTTTGCATCCTCCGGGATAACTCCGGCTGCTTCGTATCCCTGTGAGGAGAATACCTGCGAGGCCAAAGCTTCCAGTGTAGATTCAAAGAGCGATCCGGAAAAATCATTTTCAACAGTCAGGAAATCGTTAACGATGTCTACGATGTTATCCATTAACGTTGAGCCTCCGCTTGTCGTCGGCTTGCCTTTGCCTCTTGCTGTTATGGCGGATATTCCCTGATCGCTTGTGAATGTAACGGTGGCTATATTGCCGAGCGACCCATAGTTGTTGCAGGCATTAAAAGTATAATTTGCAGGACTGACAAGAACTCCATCGGCATAGATACTTATGCTGTTTCCATTGGCTGCGCTTATAACCTCATGACCGGCGAAACAATAGACATATGCCGAGGTATTGATGCAGGGCAGAGTCCATATTCCCATTGAGCCGTCAGTAAGATCTCCATATATCAGCGGCAATCTATCATTAGAATTCAGCGGCGAGGAATAACGGCCTGCACGGTTCAGATAGAAAGTGTCGGATAGATAACTCATCTTTCATCAGCCTCGATCGTCATCAAAGACAGCACCGACAATTCGGATATAATGCCGGTAAAAAACTTTATATGCTCGGATTGGAGATCAGCTTCGAATCCGGCATATATCGACACGGGCCTTCCGATAAAAGGCTCCTTTGCAATAAGTCTTGAAAAATACCTGTCGGCATTATCCATCTCCATGCTTGTATGCTGCAACTGCTTGCCGCCGTATGATGCCAGAATGTCCGACTGCTTAGGGGTCAATGTCCGCTCGAAACTCCCGAATGATATGACCCTGGCTGATTTTTCAAGCCCTGTGATGATATCATCTCCGCCTAAAACAGTTCCGTTTCCAAGGGCTGTGCCGTCCCCCAGCGTCCCCTGTGTGGCAAAGACGCCTTTCAGTTCCTTTTTCGCATAAATCCGGTAGCCCAGATGAGTATGCACCACCAGGTATATAACCGGTGTCTCTCCCAGCTTCAGGTGATTGTGAAATGTTATAGGCAGTCTATACACTTGTTACAACCTCGGTAAGCTCAAGGGGCATGTTGAAATAACTGAGCTTCGAATGATTTACCGGCAGGGAAGTGATTTCCACAAGGTAAAATTCGTTCGGGACATCGGAATCAGGATTGAACCAGAAAGGATTAAATAACCCTGTATCCCTGTTTGAAACCGCATTTATCAGCGTTATCATGCTCGTGACATCAGCCGCAGGCATGTCATTGAAATCGAAGGTAAAGACGCTCTGCTGGTTATAGAACCTTTTCTTCCCCACTCCATAGGGAGTTGTATTTTTATCCATAAGAAAGTTGATCTGCCGGGAATATCCGTTATCGAAATTCTTTGACAACTCCAGATATGAACCAAGGAACAGCTCACTGATTTCTATGTATCCGTCAGGGTTGGAAGGGTCCGTGATCTGTATCTGGTCATACCTGTACGTCTGTGCAGCCGATAAATAATGGAGCATTTTTTCTAAGTTCCAGGTAACTCCTTCCGAGAATGCCGGTGTGCTCCATGCATTGGCAGTGTTTTCTTTGAGAGCTATAGTAGCCCCGGAAGTGAGGTTATGGTCGAAGATCACAAGCGCCTTTTCTTCCTGGGCTGATAGTTTGTCTATTGTTATGGTATTGGGTGACTCCAGCGCCGCTGATCTGTATCTGTTATCCCTGTCAAGGTCGATCATTCTGCCTGCATTGAAAAGGTTTATGCCCTTAAGATACCAGCGGTCCCCCACAACAAAATCATCCCCGCTGCCCGATGACCAGTTAATGGTTACTCCGTTATTTAATGTAATATTTGTGGCTGATGTGATCACACCTGAAGCGTTCCATCCCCCTCCCCCGGCCGACCATTTGAATGTTGCCTGTCCTACTTCTGCTCCTGCAGCAATGGAGTCTATTTCTATTATGTATTCTTTATCTGTTGTTTCTGTATAATTACCTGATGGATTAAGAACGGCTGACCCGGTACCTCTTTTTATAGCGCCTGTGACCATGCCGGTGCGTAAAGATGATACGGAAATCATTGATTCGGAAGTGATCCGGTTATCATATAAGAAGCGGGCATTACCCATCAATGGCCCCACTGCTCAAGTTGTTTTAATCTCGGATAGATCATCTCTGCAAATTCATTGACGGCCTTTTTGTCGATAATTGTGCCGTGGAAATGGAAGTGATATTCATTGCCCTTTGTGCTTTTAGCCGACAGGGCGATGATCTGGTTCAGTTTTGCGCCGATCTGGCCTACCTGTGTCTCCGGAAGGATAGACTCAGTATCTTCGATGATGACCGGCATTTCATTGTTTGCAAGCTTCAGCGGGGCGGCAGGGGAATATCCGCTATGAGCACGGCGGACTCCGGCAAAAGGAGACATAGAAAATTCTTTATCTTTATAAAGGCCATCAATCTGATTGTAAAGGCTTGCAAACAGCCCATTATCTTCCATTCTTACCGTGGTTTTAGTCGTTCCTGACTGGCCAGAACTTTCACCATTCCCATAAGCAAGAGTGCTTAAGCCCGTTCCGAGAGCTTTACCTGTCATAAATTTTGCTATTCTACCTATTAATGTATCGGCTTTTAATCCCTGCATGGCATAAGCTAAAGCTCCCGTTATTGCCGTATCCTTTGCTATGCTGCCCCAGTCCATGTCATTGCCCTGTAAAAGATTCCCGCCGATTCTGCCGCCTGCTGTGGCAATCATGGCACCTATAGGCCCGCCGTATGTAGTGGCAAGTATTTTTCCTGCTATTGACACCAAACCTGCGGCTTGTTCACCGATTAAATTACCAAGAAGACTGCTTCCTTCGTCTTGTGTTGTGTCGGTACGTTTAATATTTTGCGTAACAGGAGAATTTATATCTGGCCAGAAATACTCGGCCCACGCCTGGGTTGAATATTTACCGGAAGATGAACCAGGGCCAGCTATCCGAATAGGGAAATCTGATGGTTTTAATTTGCCACTTGTTACTGCTGCCATGATCTGGCTGTATTTGTCCCATGCTTCCGAGTCAGCGGTTGAAAATTCAAGGATGCCGGTTTGAGGATTTACCGTACCTTTCCCGCCAAGTGCTTTTAACAGTTGAGCCTCCGCCATATTTATGTGAGCAAGTAGAGTATCACCGGAGCGGCCCTTTCCGGCAATGGCTGCCGTTGTCTCCCTGTCAACAACATATTCGTTGGGAGAAAGCCAGCCTTTAATCATATCGTTGATTGCTGAATTGCCTGATACAAGAGCAGTGCCGGGTACCCAGCCGCCGCCTGAAAAACTCAGGCCTACGCCTTCGGGGTCATAATTTCCAAGTTGGTACATATCATTATTGCCGGGGCTGCTGCCGAAGAGCCAATCGGATACGGAGCTTATCGCACTTCCGAGCAGTCCCGTTCCAGCGCCCGCCGCCGACGATTCCATAGTGCTTGTAAAATAAAGTATGATTTTATTTGCCGCCGTTTCTTTTATTATATCAGCGAGCTTCTTCGTTAAAGTCATACCGAAATCATCAGTCATTGCCGTCCAGTCTACTCTTATGTCACTAATATTTCCCTTCCATATGCTGAAGAGGTTTGTCTGCAACTGCTGCCCGGCAGAGTTTGTAAATGCCTGTGTAACGGCATAAGCCGTATTCCCCCAGGTCTCATGTGCCTGAGTAATCTGAAGGAGTCCTGCTTTGACACCGGTGGTCCAATTATCGGATTTCTGAGCCATTTGAATATAAGCACGCATGGTGTCATCAACGGCTTTTTGATTTGCAGCTCTTATATCACCATAAAGGCGGATGTTATCCTGTCGTTCAAACTCTATTAATTGGAGTTTCTTTTGATAGGCAACTTTGCTGTAGCCAAAAATATTGGAATAAAATTTTTCTGAAGCATTCAAGGCGGTTATTTGTAAATTACGTATCTCCTGTGCTTCAGCTTTTGTAAGATCAATGGTTTTGTCTGTCCAGCGGCTTGCTTCTACATATTTCTTTTTAATCAGGGCAATATCTGCCGCTACAGCCTCATTGGAATATTGATTGATGGTTTTATGCATGGCTGCTTCAACTTCAATATTCTTTTTTCTATAATCAATCTCAGCCTTTTCTTGTTTTTTTAAATCGTCTTCAATTGTCTTATAATAATTGGCATTCAATTCTTTTAACTTTGCGGTCTTTTCGGCTTCTAATATTTCACTTTTTTCTATTGCATTCCATGAATCATCATAATATTTCCAAAGGGCGGCATCTTTTGCATCATAATAACCAGTTGTAGAAACAAGCTCATTTGTGCCTATTTCTTGCTGATGCATCAACCATCTATCTGCTTCAAAAATAGCCGATTCATAATAATTTTTGTATTCGGTCAGCAAGGCAGTGAGGATATATTTTTCTGACGCGCCGAGCATCTTCACTGCCTTATCAGCATCATCAGCATCATCTTTTACTGCTGCGACCCATGTCTTTCCTTTTACAGCAGCCTTTGTTCCTATCTCTCTGCCATCGAACGCCCATGCCATTTTCATGGCTTTGTTGCTGCGTTCTGCGTCCGCCTGCATTTCTGCCCAGGTCTTTGAAGCCGTGGTTTTTACATCTGTCCATATACCGGCAAGTGCATCTTTTGCCCCGGAAAAATCACCTTTCAATGCTGCGATAGATGCTTTTGCTAAGCCTACAAAGATATCGCCTACAACTCCAAAGCCAGCTTTAACAGAATCAACCACAATATCAAAAGATGTTTTTAACCCATATAAAAGGCTCGTCACCGTAGCCATTGAATAGCGGAAAATATCTACCACACGAGGCCATCCGCCGCTAAAGAAATTCGCCAGACTCGTGAATGCGGGCATGATCTGGTCAGAAATGGCCCGGCTCAGGCCATCAGCCATTAATTTTGATTCATTTTTAAATGAGAGCATTGCTTTCTGATATTCATCTACTGCCTCGTTAGTTTCCTTGCCTATACCTAAATGATATTTATCAAGACCTTCCTTAGCCCTTTGTAATTCAGCATCTGTGATTTTGAGTGTATTACCTATTTGCTCATAAGAACCCATACCAATCGCAACGGCTGCTTGATTTCTATCCCATCCTTCGGTATATTGGTCGAGAACTCCCTTTGCATTCTCAAGAATTGTTCGCTGATCTAAGATATTTCCATTTGCATCCTTATATTTCACACCAAGTCGTGTAAGTTCGTCAGTATTGTTTCGCAAAGATGTTCTCACACCATCATATACAGTTGTTACATCGGACGAAGAAATGCCCAGGGCCTGCATTGCGCCACGTGTAGCCTGAGTATCTGCTGTAGACAATTGCAAGGATTTTCTCAGATTTTCTACTGCATCTCTTTCGGCAATTAAAGCATCTATATGTTCACTCTTGTAGCTTGATCCGGTGAACAACCCGATGATAAATTCAAGGGATTTATAAGCACCTATCAGTATGGTGACACCTGTAAATATATTCGCCACAACAGACGCTCCCGCTGCACCCCATGCCCAAAATGCCACACTTACAGCAGCGGTTTTTTCGATCACTCCTGTCAGATATTCGCCAGCTTTCCCGGCCCATTCTCCGATGGTAGACCATGCAGAGCTTGCTGACTTTTTTACATCTTCATAAACACTTGCCGATGCTTTTTTTATGTCCTCATAGACGGAACTTGCTGCATTTTTAGCTGTTTGCTTTATGTCTTCGTATGCTGTGTTCCAAGCGTCCTTGATTTTTCCTGCAAGTGTTTTTTGTGATCCATATTGCTCTTCATTAAGTTCTTTTATCTTATTGTTTTTGGCTTGTTCGGCCTTGGCTTGCTCTTCCGCCGACGATATAAGACTCTTCTGCAGGGTTTCCATGTCCTTGTTAAATTTTGCGGCGCTGGCAGCAGCAGTGTTGAATGCATTGATAAGGCTTTGAGGATCGCCGGTAAAAATTATTTTAGTTTCATTCATCAAAGTCTTCCATTGGTAAACAACTTTTTACATTATTTTTACAGGTCTTACAGGCGCTCTCAAGCCATTCACCGAAATCAAATCTGCACTCTTCCTTTTTCTTCGCATTACATGTATTATTATCTGTTTGCCCGTTAAGATATTTCTTGGCGATATGCTCAAATATATTGAGATTCTCAAAAAAGGTTTGATTAATGGGAATGCGCATTCCTTCTGCCATCCGGGTTAATACCCCATAATCAAGACTTTCATATTTAGTATCGATCCAAAGAACCGTCCTTACTATTTCACCCATTTTGTTTTTGACTTCAACGGGGGTGGATTTTGCCCCCGTTCTCCATTGCGTTGCGCCAAGCTTGAGAAGCGTCCATATTTTGATATTGCCCGGTAAAACCCTCGGTGCATGTACCCGAAAGGGGAAAGCCTCCTGAGGGTAAGTCTCCGGCTCATCTCCCTCGGTAAAATCATCCAGGGATAAGCCCTCAGCTCCTATCCCTGAAGGGGGGAAGTTTCCTGAAGATTGTCCCCCGCCGCCGCAGTAATACTCGGCGAGGGATTTAAGTTTTTTACTTCTTCCTCACGCACCTCGTATGCAAGTTCGTTTGCTTTGTTGGTTATAAAGATATAATTGTTTTCTTCTCCTATCGGCGGAGGCATAAAAAGAAACTTCTTTTTATTGACAATATTCACTTCCATAATTTTAATGGACCCATCAGGAAGCCGTTCAGCTATAGGTTCTATTTCACCTGTTTTAGGGTTAACCACACCGAAGTCTTCGAGTAAATAATCATATACAGCTTCAAAAATACTATCATCTTTCTTTTTGCCATCCTTCATACCCTTAAATCTATCTTTTATGCTTTTTGTTGCATTTTCCGTATTGGCCCGGATTTTCATACTTAAGGTGCTGCCAAACCAGTCCCTTTCAAACCACTTTCCCCCTTTTTTAGCCTGTTCTATATCCGGATTATTGATTATAAACATGTGGCCTCCTTAATTTTTATTTTTCACTGTTTTACGCTGCTGCTGCATATGCCGCGACCCTATTAGCCACTTCGACCCGGACTGACCCGTATGTGCTATCCTGCTTTACGAGCAGGTCCCCTACTTCGGCTATAAACTTACCGTCCTGCTCAAAAGGCTTTGTCAGGAGAGTACACTGCGGGCAGAGCAGTTTAAAATAGTAGTTGTATCCCGTGGCCCATTCCGCGCCTATGCATTCAACATAGACAGTGATGTCTTCATTGTCGAGCAGCCGTTGCTCTAATAAGAAATCTTTTGCCTCACGGTTCAGCTTTAATTTCTGGACACGGTTATTGCGTATGCCATAATTAGCATACAACCCGTTCCCATCCGGTCGATCTTCGATGGACATATTATTGTTCAGAGTGTGGTCGATGCTTTTCAGCTCATTTGCAATATTATGGCCTCCAAGCAGGGTCGTACCGTTCCACTTGCCCCCGACATTCACGATCATGTTTGCCACAAAAAGGGGCGGTTCTGTTATCCGTGCCGGGAATGTAGCCCAGGCAGCTTCTTCCGGCGCATAAAGAATCTCATAATCGCACAATGTGACTGCGCCCCCTGGGGGTGTGATCGTGAGTACAGCGGGTTCGGCATCGGATACCGCAGTAACAACCACATCCGCCCATTCTCCCGTTGTTGGGACCTTTACGCGCACATTGTGGATGCTGTCAAGCCGTTCGGCGGCAGTTGTTCCCTGGACTACGTTAGCGGCAAGGGTAAGCGATGCGGCATTGTAAGCCGCATTAACAGTTTCTTTTGTAACACTGTCGGTGAATTTGCCTGTGCCTTTAACGCCTCCCGATATCTTAGCCCATGATCCTTTTGTAAAATTTGCCGAGACCGTGTCCATAAAAAGCCCGCCAAAGCGCCTTTTGAAAATTGTCTGACCTACCCGGTTTGCACCGGTCATGCTTGGCATATAACGGGACACCAGCGGAGTGATAATGTGCTTATACCCTGTACCCCACGCGGCAGGGGTATCCAATCCGAGCCCGAAAGCATAAAAGAACCCGAAATGCTGGGCTGTGGGTCTCACCGGTTCAAGGGAAGCCTCGGAACGATATGGCATTTTATAGGTGGTATCAGGCTCCTCCTTCCCGGTGTTCTCATTTGCATTGTCTTCCAGGCGTGGAATTAATCGTATCAGTTTCCCCTGCCCGACGTGAAACGTAGTGTCCAAGGTCTGTTCGGTATTGAGGGCAATCTCTGCTGCATTTGCAGAAAAGGCCACCAGATTGTGTTCCTCAAAAGGGTTCTTCATTTGTCACCTCCGGTATTTACGTTCGATTTAGGATTCTTCGATGCTTCCGCTTTTTCATTCGCTTCTTTTGCCGGGGGCTGATCTGATGCAGGCAAGACAACAGTCTTCGGAGCTTCCACTTTTATCTCTTCAAACCTGGAGGCAAACTCCCGTGGTATATCCTGATAAATTTCCCCGGCGTTGAATTTTTTGTTTGCATAAGGCCCTTCAACCGGTTCAAAATCGGGTTGTTTCAATTTTAATCTGTATGGCATTTTATCCTCCTTATCCTATTTAATCCCCAGGAATTGCTGCCCGGGTTTATTCACCTGACTGATGGTCGTATACGACAAGACTTAGCTCCGCACAATGGCAAAGCACGCTTGCAAACATTCGAGGCTCAATTAACTCAACCTGAATAAAATCATGTCCCAGCACCGCCTTGTTAAGTGTCTTATCTGCTCTGAACGCTGTCGCTATAGCTTCTATAACCGCGTTAAAAGTCTTTTCTGAAGCTGCCGAATCATCAACGCCCATATATCCATTAATGCCATATATGTGTGTTTTTGCATTTGTAGCATCTTCTTTAGCGGCTTTTCTCTTGATCTCCCAGCCCCTGATCTGTGCTTTGCCGCTGATTGTCGTCTTAAACAGGTTAATGAACGTGCCCCAGTCCTTGGCCCAGCGCTCATAATCGTAAACCTTGCCGACATCGGTAACTGCGTTTAAAATGGTATAAATCCCTGTCCGTGCTATTGACTCACTCACTTAACCGCTCCGCTAATTTCAGTCCGTGCGTATCCGCCATCGCAATTATCTGCGGCAGATACCGTGTCCATGCCTTTTCAAACATGTGAATGCCGGGAAATCCTTTCCGTCCTATCTTCCGCCTCACAACAAACTCAAGGCGCTTTGCCTCTGTCTCTCCCAGCCCCATCTTCAGCATCATCCATTTCAGCAGGGCCCCTTCAGGCGGCCATGTCTTTCCGGGAGTACGGCCTTTTTCAATTACATCGCCATATTTGCTCTGATGTGCCACAACGCCTTTTGTTACCGGCGTTCCTTTCTCTACCTCACCGTGTATTGTTGATAAAAGCCCGCCCTGTGCGCCACCTACTCCAACTCTGCCTGCTTCCCGGATATTTTCTTTTACTTTCCTCTCAAGGAAAGCCGTTGCTTCATACATAAAAGCCAGGACCTCACTCTGGATAATCTCAGGGCCTTTACCCGCGAATATCGCCCCTTTAATCGTTACTGTCGCTTCCATTTTCATCAGCGTCTTTTCCTCGCCCATCTCGGGTGTGTCAGCCTCTCCGATCCTCCGGGGTATTTTATGTCAAGGTCGGCCACAGCCGATGCCGCAGGCGATGTGTCGTTATCTTTAATTCCCATATGATCTTTATAGAGAGCCATAAGCTTCTTCGAACGGGATGCAAAATCAGCCCCTTTTGACTTGTGATCCACTACGTCAGCGTTTATTGTGGAATCTCCGTCCTGTGTAAACGAGTTTGCAAGCAGTTCCAGGCATATCGATGCCGCAAGAAAACAGAAGGCGTGCAGATCAATATCCGGTATATCATCAGCCGTACGGAGCATCGTATAAGTAACGCGGACGCTGTCCGTTGCTGCCAGTTCAAAATCGAGTGTCGCGGTTCCGGCCCTGTCTATGACATAATAATCTTCCTCATCGAGCAGAGTCGGAGGGAAATCCCCTATCGGATATTCTATTGATAATACAGAAGAAAACTCCGGGCTCCATCCTACGGGCAGCAATATTTGATTTGTTCCGTCCCCGGATATATCGTCAGTAACCTTAAGGGGTTTATGGCGTGAATAACGCATCAGCGCCGTATTGACAGCCTGATCGTAATCGGCAGGATTCACAAGCTTACCGGAATCATCCTTCACTATCCCGATTACTTCTGTTTCAATATCTACCAGCGTGCTCATGCAACCCCCTGCGTGCTATTCGATTTTAAGCCGGCCACTATCTGGTTTCGAGCAGACAGGCACAATCCGGCCCAGACGATCGATACAATCGCAATGGGCACAATTTGCCACACAAAAAACACCCCGGCTGCTGCACATGAAGCGAGCAGCCCGTAAAACGGTATTCGGTCGGGATTTCTCCACCCGCTCCAGAGTGAATGAGCTATAGCAGTAATGAGCAGCACAAGCGCCATCATGCCTGCGGCAAAAAGGATTTCCACATAATCGTTATGAGCTTCAAAATAAGCTTCATTAGGATATATTTTGGTTTTGTAATATCCTGCCACATCACTTTTTGACAAGGCATTAATCAGGTCTATAAATGCTTTTTTGTCTTCAATCTCTGCATACATTGCCAATTTAATCCTGACATCGCGTATGCTCAGCGGCGCTGTCAGCATCGGGATTACCACGCTATACTGGCCGAACCCCCAGCCAGTGAGAGATTTTGATTTATAAAGCGACGCGGTTATGCTTTCCTGCCAGACTATAAGACGGGAGTTTTTTTGCAATTGCCAGTTGAAGTGGTCCACGTGGACCATATAACCTGTAACCGCGACGCATATCAGTACAGCAGCAAGACAGGCCGTTCTCAACGATATGCGTGATCTCCGTGATACCAGCCAGGCGCAGCCTATTATAGCAGAGGCCATGACGCCTATTAATGATTTAGCCAGGAAAAGACCGGTTATTGGAATAAATATGAACCATATCCAGCGCCTGCGGAAAAATCCAGGCAAACATACGGCCATAAACGCTGATGTTTCATTAGGGTTCCCTAAGATGCCGGTATATTGCCCCGGCATAACAGGTTTAAAAATTATAGCTATATCCCAAAACTGGAGCCACTGCGAACATGCGCAAATCATTGCGAGAACACAGACCGTATTATATATCCACGGTCTTTTAATCTCCTTTATGATTATATAGAGCAAAACGATCGCATACATCAGGATTGCAAGCGCCGCCAGAATCGGCGTGCTTTTGTGAATATAACAAATTACCCCCAGCCATATAAAAAGAGCCCCGGTAGGCGCCGATGTTTTAAATAGTAATAATCCGCTCCCAATGATCAGTGCATAGCACAGCACCATGTACCGGCTTAGCCTCAGTATAGGGCATAGGGCAAATAATGTTGTCGCCGATGCCACAACAAATATGAGCAGTACCGTGGGAGAGATGTCTCTCCCCCACTTTTTTGCAAATTTGTTATATACATTGGATAAATTACTCACTGTCTTTTCACCGCCATCAGTACGGTAACATCCGTCATCTCGGGCGATGTACCGCCCAGCGTAAGCAACACACTCACCGTAGCTTCATCTGTAATAGTAGGGGTTGTAGCCAGCGTGCCGTCAATTATCGTGTCATATTCCAGGCTGGGAATTGGTATGGCGGTCGAGAGCAGCGACGTAGAGCCCTGCTTTACATCCACAGTATATGTTCCTGTCCCGACAGTGTTGAGAGCTCGTGCATAGGCGGAAATAGATATCACTCTGTATGGCCAGGGGGCTTTGAATTTGATCGGTGTCACAGTACTTGAATATGTGCCCGGCATGTGCAAGACAACCGTTTCATATCCGGTGGATCCCGATGACGGATTAGACGTTGCAGCCATACCCGGAAAAGGTACAGCAAACATTACAAGCACAAACGCTGTCATCGCCATTATCATTATCAAACTTCTTTTGACTTTGTTCATTTCGAACCTCCTTGTTTTACTTTTTTAATAAGTCCTATAGGCCATGTACGGCTTATAGGACTTATTTTTCTGTCTTTTGTTGTCTATATTACGCTCTTGTCAAACCCTCTGTAGTCGTCGATTTCTACTTCATACTCGTGGCGGATTTTATACTTCAGTTCATCAGCAAGGAACATCTGGCCCACCAATGGATTGTCTGCTACAAAGAACTCCGGCTCTTCCTGCCCGTTCATGCTTGCCACTTCCAGCAGCTCTACGTCGTTTTTGTCGGCTATCAGGCCCCAGTCATTTGTGTCTGTAGTGAGCGCATTTTTGATAATCCTTTCATGGTTTGTGCCGAATCTGCCCGCATGAGGATTGCCTCCGGCCACACCAGGCCATGGAGAATTGAGCCCGCAGGCTACTTCATATAACTCTCTCGGCACCCATTCATACATTGCCTCAAGGGCCAGCTTTTTGCCGGAGTCCTGTTCGGTCTGGTTATACATGGCCACAAGACGATTAGTCAGGGTCGCAATGCCGGTGGTGTCGTTAGTGAGAGTCACCGCGCCAAGGTTGCCGTGATCTGCATGAAATAGCGCCTTGCTGTCGCCTTTGTATGTTGAATTGTTGATGATCTTATTCCAGATGCGCTGAGCTTTTGTCCTTTTTGCAGCTCTGCCCAGCCTGGAAGGTATCTTTTGAAGGGCTCGAAGATCATCATTCAGAATTGTCTTACGGCTTATTGTAACAATTCCGCCCTTCTGGTTCAGGGCAAAGGTTACTTCCTCATCCGTAACATTTGTCAGTTCCGTATAGTCCGCAGCCTCGGGGTCCACATCCGGTAGATCGCCATAATACCCGACCCTGATGGATTCCATGGTCTTAAAATCTACGGCGCGTCTTGCATAACTGACAAGAACCTGTTCGCCGTAATCTACACCTTTATAATCCTGGACAAGCCTCCGGTACATGGATGTTCCAAGCACAAAACTGAATGAGGATGAGCTGTATGCCGCAGGCAACCGGAGCATCTCCATTATTGCCTCACCGAGTTTAATACCTTCTCTTGTCGGCCTGCCGCTTACATCCTGATCTCCGGTAATCCGTATGTATGCAGCCCGCAATGATTCCATGGATTTGACATCTTTAAATTTATCGTCTACTACAACCCCGAGCAACTTATCAAAAGCTGCCTGAATCTTCTCAGGTTCCTCAGCGCCAATTCTGGTCTGGCCTGAATCGGTTACAATTCCGCTGCCGGTCAGCTTGTCGAGATATTCCTTTTCCTCTCTGATTGCCGCCTGAAGGGCCACGGGTTCAAAAACTTTCCCTTCAAAAGTTTTCTTAATTCTGTTGATTGCCAGAAGCGGGAGGCCGCTTTCATTCAGATCGCCAACCAGTATAATCCCGCAGGCTGCAATTCTGGTTTGCTCAAGAATCTGCTTCGCTTCGTCGTTGTTCGGTGCTGCCGGTACCGCAGGCGCGGCTGCCAGAATTGCGAGAATTTCATCTTCCGTGATTTTACCCTCCACAGCCTTACCATCTGCCACTTTGCCCGCCGCTACAAGCTGCTGAAACTCTCCGGGGCGGGCGGTTGCCAATGCTGCTAACAATTTTTCAAACATTGCTACCTCCTTTTCGGCCTGCCCGGTTTGCCCGGCTGCGGCCATTCTGATAAATTTTCCCCCTCCGATGGGGTCATACACTACATCAACGGAATCCACTTTGACAATGGATTCTACAATCCTTTTTCCTTTAGCTACTTTGCCCATAACATCATGTGATAAGCCGATCAGATCGGTTTTCCCCTTGCTGAACGCATCTATCAGATCATCGCGAAGCCATGCTGCGGATTTGAGCAGATTAAGTGTGCCCTCAATGCCGGTAGTATTCGGTTTTACATCCGATATCCAGCCCACCAGGTCACGTATTGATTTCCCGAAGGGGTTTTTCGGATTCGCGTGTTGCCCCTGAGTCAAAGCAAAAACTCTTGCACCATCGTACAACGGGACAGCGGCTTTCAGCACATCATAGGGGTATTCCACATTGCCCTGTTTGTCCTGTCCGGCATCTATGATCTGGACATGCCATTGATATCCTTTTTCCGCATCTAAGGCATTATCAACTGCTGACAAGAGTCTCGCTGCCGCGGCAACTCTTACATAATCCACCTGTCTGCGTACCTTTGCCATGTCTCCGGTTATAACCTTGTCGGTTTCGTCAAGGGTGTACGGCACTTCATAGAGCGCCCCAGACCCGTCAGAGATAATGCAGTGATCCGCATAAACGTCGATTACATCGCCCCTTGAATTCGGGAACGCCGCGGTAAACGCATCACACAGAGCTCGTCTTATTTCGCTGAAACTCAGCATCGCCTACGCCTCCTTGCCTGTTTCCTTACCGGCATCCTCGCCGGAATCCTTACCGGCATTTTTTGCGGGCGTTTTAGGAATGTTGTATTTCTGGCCGTCTTTTGTCACTATGTGGAATGTATCGCCGTCGTCTCTCTGTGTGAGTAGGTCGGAGGTCTTTAACTGCCTTTCAACAGAAAAATGCCTCTTCTTTTTTCTCCCATCATCGGCAACTTCTTTCAGTACCGATGTTCTGAACTGCAATCCTGCTAAATGTTTTTGTTCTACCTCAGCCATGGTTTATCCCTCCTTTATTTTGTACGTTAAATCTTTTTACTTCTCGCTGTATTTGTCACATCCTGTAAGGATTCCACAGCCATAGAACTTATCACTGAGCCTGCTCATATATTTGGCAGTCTCATCCAGCGCCAGGATTTTCAATATGCCCACCTCGGTAATCCATTGCACTCTATTCCACGATATGTAAGGTTCGTTGACGTTATAAGACACAGCCTCCGCATTTGATCCGGATGACGTATTATCAAAGACGCAAACACCTGAGATAAAAAGTATTGCGATTACTATGAAGCACCTGATCATCATTTTTCTTTTATCTTTCACCTTGCACCTAAAATTGATTCCGCGATACCCGAACTCGGAGGTCCCCAGGACGGGTGATACGGTACATGATCACAGCCGCAATGGATTACTTCACTGAGCGGTGCATCCGGAGACCGCGGGAACATCATCGGGATCCCGTCCACCATAAATGGCTGATCCACCGGCACATGCTGCCCGGATGCTGCCATGTGTGATAGTCTCGGCGCTCTCGGATGCCCTGCATGTATCCACTGCTTTTCCAAACCTTCAACATGTTGCATCGCTTCATTCATCCGGAACTGTGTGGCCTCTGAAAATATTCTCCCCATTTCCGTCTCCGTGATCGTCTCAGCTCGCAGCGCGATGTTTGCGAATTTGCCCTTGTCTATTGTCGTGCCTATTGAAGCTGATACTTCCTGCGGAGTTTTTGCGCCGAGGATCCCCAGATTAATCTCACCTTTGATCTGAAACCATGTATCCCCGAAGAGCTTTTCCAGATATGAATTCGAATAATCTTTCAATGCATCCAGAGAGCTTATAGAAATATTTATATGTCCCATAAGTCCTATCTGTCCTATTCCTAAACCCCCGGTGCGCAATGCCGAACTCACCAGTTCACTGCCTTTGTTCCACATGTTATCAAGCTGGCCCGACAATTCGCGCGTAGCTGTGCCTTCATAATCTGCTATGCGGATCTCCAGGCTATCAAGGAGCTTTTTTAAAGAATACGAATCCCATGATCCGAGCGCGGCCCGGCCTATCTCGTCAGTAATCTGACCGTGTAGATTTTTCATGATGCCCAGCATAGCCTCCGTCCCCGTCAGGATGCCGCGATCTTTTTCTTTTAGAATCCGTTTTATCTCTTTTGTCACTTCAGGCATGACCGATCCGCCTGTCCCCATAAGGGGGCATATTTGCGTTGTGACGCATTTGACTCTTTCATGAGGGCAAATATCCGCATAAATCCATTGACACGTGTTATAACTATGTCAATAGCGATTTCCGCGGGGGTTTTGCGGGTCATTCACCCTCCACAATCTTCAAATCCGGCTTGCTATCTTTCTTAGGGTTTTTATAATCCTCATATCCTTTTTTCACTTCCTGCTCTTCCAGGTTCTTTTTTATCTCCTCAAAATCCATATCCACGCCTGTAAACGAGACCACGCTTGCAAATATCCTCCGCGCAGTATCTTTATCCACCCACTCCTGCATTTCCGCTGTGACACAGGCTGTGCCCATCTGCTGAGCTGCCGTACTCATCTTAGCAATATCCTTTGTGCCCATCTCCGGGGTGCTCGTGCTGAATTTGGCGTCGTCATCGGTTACCCTGAGATACCGGGCGTTGCGGGCCTGCCGGATCTGATAGCCCAGCATGTCCTCGATGATGTATTTCACGGTCAATTGTTTCTGGCTCATGATTTTGAGCGCGGGCATATCCATCTCTGATGCTGTGGCGCGGTTTACATCCCCGCCGCCTCCATACCAGTGTTCCGGGAAACCCCATCTGCCCAGGATATGATTCCTGAAAAGCCGTGCGCCTTCTTTTGCATCCGCTGATTTTAAATCCGGCGTTATTGCCTGGAGCTTTACTTTTTCATTGTGTCCAAAGGCTGAACCGGACTTCTTTGACAGGTTTTTAAGTTGTTCTTTGATGGCAGTATCATCGCCGCCATCTACCTGCAAATCCCAGATAAACGAATTGAACTGCGGCCATTTATCCGAGTAATCAAACAGAAATTGCTCATATACATCGAGCCAGTCTGCAACGGACAGGAATGATGACCTGCCTCTGGGAGAATTGGTAACATTATTTATTGCCCAGTAAAAGCACTCTCCGTCGGTGAATTGTTCCCGCAGTTGCTGAGCCGCAGGCGACAGCATATATTCCGCCTCTTCAGGCAGGATTGTCATATATTGTTTGGGTTCCGTATTAACGGCATTTCCTCCGATCATACCCGTCCAGGACTTTGTTAAAACGCCTATAATCATCCTGACATTCTCCGGGTCGGTGACAACCATGTCGATCCGTGCGGGGTCGATGTAACCAAGCTGCACCCGGCCTGTCTGTTTTGCCGTAAATGCCGGAAGACATAACTCTCCGAATATCTGGAGTTCATTCACATGCTTTGGAAAATATAAAGGCATCCTGTTAACAGGATTGTGCCAGAAGCCGTCAAGAACAGCTTTCGTCTCTGGATGCTTAGCCTCATATGGTATGCCCTCCGCCAGAATAAAAGCCGTCGTGACGTCCACCAGCCATCCGGCAAGGGGGTTTGTCTCGATCAGCCAGTAGGCTATCTCGATCATGCGATCCTGAGTTACGGGCAGCAGGCTCCGCTCGTCATTGCCGGTCAGTTTCCGCCATTGAATATCCTCAGCGGAAGGTGCAGACAAGGAACTGCTTGCAGCGGATACTCGCTTCGCGGTTTCCTGCGGCTTTGCCGCATTATTTAACCAGGGTATATTGTTCCACCAGCTCATGCGGCTCTCCTTTGATTTCTGCCGTAATGGTCTCGTATCCTGCCTAAGCGCGGTCTCTCGGCATGGTAATCATCATCCACTGACTCGCTGTTTACCGAGGTTGCAACCACAAAACCTGCCTCGATCAGACTCTTTAACTGCTCAAGCGCATCGGGCCCATCGTCATGGTCTCCCATGGGATAGTGTATGAGCTGATCAATTAGCGCCCGCATGTTGCGGCGGAAGATGATCCAGCCGTTTTTTATCCAGGGCTGAAGGGTCTGTATCCGGAGCATTTTATCTACGTGTGGTTTTAATTCCACCACGTTAAGCGTCAGGTTTCTTTTATGTGCCTCATTGGCAAGTGTAGTGGCAAAGAATTCCTGAAACTGGATTGATTCCACACCGAAGATATTGAACACATTCCGTTCATGATATACGAGAATATCGTCTATGATCCTGTCGGGTACCCGTTTCTCAATATCGGCAATCTCAAGATAAATACGTCCGTTTTTGTACCTGCCCGCGACAATTGCCGATGGATCGTGGCGCTTTGATTTCTTGCCCATAGACGGATCTACCACGCCGACAAGCGGTATACCGGTAAGATCAACGTCGTTATCTTCGTCGCCCCAGTAGGCAATATCTTCTTCTTTAAAGAAACAATCTTCCGGATTAATCGGCTCATTCTGTTTTTCACTATCGAAATATGCACGGCCTTCAGACACTCGCATTTTCATGAGGTAGTAATAATTCTCCCTTTCCGGCCAGAGCACTTCCGTATCTGCGGTCATTTCCCCAAGATGCTGCAAGTAAAAATCGTCAGCACGGTTTTCTGCTTCTCCCTTGCCGATTGTAATATCTGAGAATATTGCTTCCCAGGCATCCCATAACTTAGACTGCGACCATTTCAAAACAGCTTTGAATTTCTGGCCTTTCCATCCCGGTTTTTTCAAAAGGTTATTCAAAAGGCTGTCATAATGAAGTATCGTTCCGACAACGATATAGACAGTATCCGGCTGGCCGATCTTCATGAGCGCCTTAAAAAACCACTTCTCCAGCTTCTTGCGTTGATCCGGTGACTCAACGGCTTCGTCATTTTCGAGATCATCTCCAATCACCAGGTCAGGACGCTTTGAGCCGTGACGCATACCACGCATTCTTTGTCCTGCGCCTATACCCCTGATCTTTACATCATTGCGTGTAATGATTGTATCTGCTCTCCAGACCGGACCCTCTCCGCAGAGATCCGGGAAGTCCTGTTTTAACCGCTCGTTTGTCTCTAATTCGGCCTTGATAAAAGATACAAAATCATGTGCCTGCAGTGCTGTCTCCGATACAAGCAGCGGGAATATACGGTGTTTATAGGCTGCGCACCAGAGCGGCAGGATCAGTGTAGTCCAGGTAGATTTTGCATTACCTCTCGGTGCAGCGTCGGCTTCACGATCTCCCTCGCCGGTTTCTACTGCACGAGCGATTATCTGCGGATATCGGAGGCAAAAATATTTATGCAACGCTGACGGCGGAGTGTCCAGATAGTGCGGGAAATATGTCTTTCCGAAAAACTCCAGGTCTTTCTTTGCCCTGCTTACACGCTCTTTCTGAGCTTTTTTGTCGTCTGGAAAAGGTTTTGCCTTACTCTGAATCAGAGCCCTTAGACTTTCGATCTCCCGGTCAAACTTCTTATCTTTCACGCTAAGCGGCATATTTCTCCCTGGCATACTTCACAAAGTCGTCAAAGATCCCTTCAATGACAGCAACCGCTCCGGGGTCATTCTTGCTCAGCCAGTCTATGAGGTCTTTCATAAAATCAATAAACAGTGCGGCTTTAAACGCGCCGGTTTTAGAACGTACATCAGATATTGTTTTGCAAAGGTTTATATAGCCGTTCAGTGCATTTACATCCGTCTTCATATCGCCCAGACCTTCCAGATATCGGTCGTAACGTTCTTTTTGTTTTGTCATATCGGCCAGAAGTTTTTCATCAAAAGATATGTTTATATCTTTTGCTTTCCGTTCCTCAGTCTCAGCCCTTGCTGCCCGGTCTTTCCAGGTATATTTCTCGGCCCAGTCATACAGGGTAGGAGCGCTGATAATAAAACCTTTCTTTTTCAGTTCCTTCAGTGTGAACTGATAATTTTGCCCACAGTCTCTCCAGGTCTGATAGGCAGTTTCTCTTGTCTCATCTTGATATGATTTATTTGCCATGCGGCTTCTCACACCTTGGGATCAATACGCCGACATCCTCATCAATGATGCAATTCACCAGATCGTCGCCTTTTTTGGTGATTGATATTTCAACGATTCTCCCGCCGTATTTCTTTTCAATCCTTACATATCCCCCGTCCTGCAGATACCTCAGCTCCGGCATTATTTCATTAACAAGCATGGCGTAGCCGAAGGTGTAGAGATTGCTTTGCAGATCTGAAAGTTCCCGTGTGCCTTCACCTGCCTTCAGTATCTCCAATATCAACCCCCGCACCCTGATTTCTCGCATAACCTCGTTCATTGATATCCCCTCTCAAGCCTGTCGATAACAACTTTCAACATGATCTTTATGTCCTGGTGGTCCCTGTCATCCCTGGCAAATATCCCTTGTATGCAGGTTTCAAGCTTTTCCAGACTCAAAGCCTGTTTTGTCATTGCTTCAGCCTGGGCTTTCTGTGCTGTAATGAATTCATTCCCGAACTTATCAATCAGCTTATCCGCTAATTTAAGAAGCAGCATATATCCGACATAAATAAGTATTCCGGCAAGCACTGCCCCCGGCCCCCAAAATACCAGCGTTTTTAAAACCTCTCCCCAGGTCATTTAATGCTCGCCTTTGCAAGTAGCACGGTTTTGTCATCGCTACCCTTGGAACTGCCGAAAAAGTATTGTGTCACGGCTCCGAAGCCTGCGCTAAGGGAACCGAAGAGCATATAGATCACTCCGCTTGAATCAGGTGGTAATGCCCGAAAGATCAGCGTTGCCACCAGAGCAAAAAAACCGAGCACGAGGACCCATGCGAGCATATAGAGGTTGATGTCCCGTTTGCCTGTCACTTTAGTACCTTCCACCTCTCTATGCCGTGCGTCGGCTACATCGGCAAGGCGCAAGCGCTCGGCATCGAGGATCATCTTCTCCAGTTCCAGCTTATGATTGAGTTCAAGCTCTTTAAGTTTTAACGCTGCCTGGGGGTCTGCTTGTATGGCCTGCACGACCTGATCGGGTGCTGCATCTACTCCAAAGAGTGAAGCTATGATCCCGCCTACTGCTCCCCCGGCAGGGCCGAGCAAAGCCGTACCTGCAAGCGGAGCTATCTTCGCAATGATTTTTCCTACATCACCCCATTCCATGTCACCCCTCCTTATGATTGGCTTGTAGCTCTATAGCTTTCTGCCATGCACGCAGTGAGCGACCTATCCAGCCATCAAAATAATCTTTATACTTTTTTGGATTTTTGCATCTCAGAGACCAATAATACATTTGTCTGCGGAGCGTATATACGGCTATGTCATCGTAAACAAGCAATGATTTTGCGGCTACAGCCCCGGCGTTATATGAGAAATCCGCTGCAAGCAGATCTATGCCGGGAGGTAGTTTATCTCCATTAACAGGATTCCAGAACTGCTCACGGAAGACCTTACGGACAAGCTCGGAATCCACTTTCTTTACGTCATCCTTATCTACATCCCCGTCATGATCGAGATCGAGTTTAAGCGTCTTCATCAGACCAATTGTAAGCCCCATCTGTGTAGCACCTGCGTGGTCTACAACATAGTCGCCTTCTTCCTTAAGGATAAATTGCAAGGCAGGATCAAAACTTGTTTCCATAAAATCCTCCGGTTGATTGATGAGGATCGGGGCCTGCACATCGTCAGGTCCCCGTCCGATAGATAAACTATTCCCCGTCAAGCGAGGACAGGTCACGTGTGTGGTTTTTGCTGTGAGTCATTATAGGGAGATTCTAAGATATGCTACTGAATAATGCTTACTGAACGGTTCAAGAATTTAAGTTGAAATATGCTAAGTTTGACAGACAAAAAGGGCTTTTATTATTACTGGTCAGTATCGGAGGAAATTCTATTCAAACACTTCTTTTCAAGTTCCCATCTAATCCCGGTCATTATTATATGATAAACGTTAAACACAAATGATTTAAGAAGAAGTATGGAATTGACAAAACAGGTACCAACTAAAACAAATCCTACATTTACCAACCATTTCTTTACTATTCTGGCAATATCGATATTTATCCAGGATAGCAAAATAGAACATAAACCACCTGTTGAAGCAAACAGTTTTATGCTTATACAAAATATAGCAAATGCCATATAAATTGCAAATACATACATGAAAGAAAATAAGATATATTTTAAGAAACTAAGCTGGCTCTCTTCCTCTGTTGTTTGTGCCATTATCTTGAGTAATTCTGGTTTAATCTGTGTAGCGGCTACTGTAAAGCCTGCAAGCAGAAATGCGAGCATTTGAGTCGTAAAAACAAAACCCGCGTTTGATAGTGTTCTGACTTCATTAGCAATGTCTAATTCTGATTTGGTATTTAATAACACATATAACATAAGTAGTAAGATCGTTATACCGGTTGCTATATTATTGAATTTCTTTGATGGCAATCTTCTTGCTTGTTTATATATTTGAAAAAGATTCTTTTCCGCAGTTAATTCCTGCATAAAATCTTTATTATTCAATTTTTTTGCCATATTCCAATATCTCCAAAATCTTCTTGATGGAGGGTAGTTCAATATTTATTTCAATCGTACCCTGTTTTAGAAGTTTTTTAAAAGCATTATACATTTCATTTGCGTTTTTCCGTATAACATCGTGGATGTTTTCGACTGGAATGCGAAGCCTAAAATTGTTATTATTCCCTTTCAGAACACTTCCATATTCATCTTTTCCTTCAAGATTTATACGCGCGTTTCCGTCTCTCGCAATTGGTTTCAACTGCCTGATAGCTTCTTCTTTCAATAAGCCCTTTCGGTTGTTATGTATCAAGGTAGTTTGATCCGAACCAATATCACCCATTTTATTTCTTATCATCTCAAAAAGAGGATCTGTATCGGCTTCATTATTTGTTTGTACTAACTTGGCGTTTATAGTTTTCAACAAACCATATCGGTTAATAAACCTTTCAAGGTTTTCATCGCTGGACAAAGGAATTATATCGACCGATGGATATGGGCATTCTTCTAATAAGGTTTTTTTAGTTACGGAAGAATCTCCTTTTGGATTGTTTTTATGAAAATCATAGGTCTTATCTATATATTCTCTATGTTTTATTCTGATAAACTTATCTATTGTAGCCTCAAAAGATTCTATTTTAGGGGCATTTGATGTTTCAGGTAAATATATGAATTTATGATTATTTAATATAAGAAGGAAGAGCGCGGATGGTGCGGATGGTATTTCCATATCATCTTTTTTTATATCTATACCATCAAAAATCTGTTCTCTTTTCAATTTGGTGTCTTTAATAAATCGTCCCGTAATGCCAAATACAGGGTTGTCTCCGTCTTCAAGTTTAATCAATTCTGTTTTGTGAAAACAGTACCGTGTATTACCATAAGATCGAACAAGCCCTTCCACAAGAAATGCCGGTATAACTATCTCAGTGGCATAGTCGAGCAATACCTTTCTTTCTCCAAATTTACATGTAAAATTTGCAAATTCGATCTCACGTTTTTGTGCCATATTTACCCCCATGTAATGGATTTTTATCATGTTATCACATGGAGAATTTTTTAACTATTAAAATTATCAAACAACCCTTCTTGTCCTTTATGGACTATTCCCTTTTCTTCCAGCACTTCATAGACAAAACGCTCCGATACATCCAGTAGTTTGCAGAGTTCTTTTACGTTGTGACCATTGAAATGCTTTTTGACATACCTTTTCTTGATCTTGTTCAACGGTGTCGTGGAAACATATATATTCATAGACGGGAAATGTTCCCATAGCTTCATCAGAACATCAAGACCACACCATTCGTGCACAAGCTTGGCGTCTTTATCCAGCAGATCTTCAATCTCAATATCTCTTACCCATGCAAGGGATCTGTCGCTCATACCTGTGTTTGCTCCGTGCTCCTGTCCTCGTGCAACGGGGCCTGTCCTCGCTTGACGGGGGAGTTATTAAAACTGCATCCACAGCGTTTCTCTGCCTTTATCATTGCTTTTAATGCCTCGATAACCATACTTGCCTGGTATGACAATATTACCCTGTCCACAGGCCAGCATTGTTTTGCCCATTCCTTACCGAAACGGTTTTTCAACCATGTCTTATATTTCAGCGGATGCCATGCCCAGGAATGAGCCTGGCGGAGATCCTCGATCATATATTCCTGATCAGGCGATACAAGGACAGTCACATTAGTCGGCAGACTCTCCCGTCTGGGCCTCGGAGCGCAAATCCAGCATTTTTTACCGGTAAGCAGATCAATAAACTGTCTTGCCTGCCTCATCGTCAGCGATTTGCAGGATGTTGCGCGGAATCGCTCAGCGAGTATGCTGTAATATTGTTCGTCAGGTATGCCTAATGTATGGCGCACAGTGCCTATCTTCCTGATCTGATCCCTGCTGATGGACAGTTCAGGTTTTTTAGGTTTGTAATACAGCATTATAAATCAAGCCTCCTTTGACCGAATAATTCTTCATATGCCGATAAGTCCATAGCTCTCAACCTTACAGCCATTGACCTGATTCTGTGCACGAGCTGCGCCGTTCCCTGGGCATATTCCTGTTTTGTCTGCGGCAGATAATACCCTGCAGGCGGCGATGTAGCCGAACAGATCAGGATATGATGACGCTCGATAATATGCTTGACGATAGCTCTGAGCCTTGTTTCATGTATGCTGGTAATTACTGACAAAGTTTCAACCGTCCGCGCATTCGCTCTGCCTTTTCTTAAAAGAGAGTAGATCATACGCTGCTCCTCTGTCATCATCGGCTTGTCAAAATCAATCGGCATCTGCTCCATAATGTGCCTCCGGCACAGTTCCCCGGACAGAGCTACTCCGGGACTGGCAACCAGTTTAAACCCCCGTCAAGCGAGGACAGGCAGTTTGAGCCGTTTGTAACGCCTGCAGTCCACGGGCGGTCAACCAACAGTACCCATTACGAGAATGATGTACCGCTTCAATCAAAACCAGTTTTTGAAAAACCTTTATGTATAACTTGGTTTTTCCCCAGTGTTCAGGTCGGCCTATGACGTACTTTTTTTTTGTAGATTTTTTCTCGTGTATTATTCCCAACAAGTAGATATCATCCTCGTTCAAATCAACTGAGATAGTTATTGTTTTCATTGTTCTCCCCAATTTTTCCGGGACGGTCATCCCGGAGTTCGGTATGTGTTTTCCCACACTTCGGGCAGCGGTAATAATAGTAAAAACTATCCTCTCCGAATCGCCTCATTTCTCCGTCACAGTTCCAGCAGGGCATAGTATTCATTTTTTCCTCAAATATGACAATTCCCGTCTTTGCGGTAGATCGGGATAGAGCCGGTATAATGCGTCTTTAATAAATATGGGTACCTGTGCGTTGTCTAATGCTTCGATGAGATTCAGCACCCATTCTTTCTTTGTCCCGCCGCGATCCGGAGACACTGGCCTGCCGTTACGGTTAAGGCACCCGATAATAGCCCAGTCACACAACGGTAAATGGCCTATTTCTCCCAGCAATGGCTCAAAGGATACGTAGACGTTTACCTGGGATTGATAGAAATGGTACAGATCTCTTATTTCTCCCTGAAGTTTACTGTTGTCATAGGTCATTGTGACGCCCAGCCACATGCTTTTATGCAGATACCCATCAATAACAGTCAAATACCTTGTGGGGTTTTTTGTAAGGAAGAGCAGTGTATGGGGACAGTAATTTGCCAGCATTGCAATATTGTCAATGACCACCTGGGGTACCCATTCACCGAAAATGTCATGCATGCTGCCGACAAAGATCGTGCTTCGCTTTTTGAGCTTTTCAATCTCGTCAAGTTCCTCGATATGATAGGACATCTTTTCCGGCCATTTATAATGCTTCCTGATCTGCTCGGCATAACAATAAGGGCATCCGTGCAGGCATTTCCCTTTTACGGGATTGCTCGTGTATCCCCTCGATCCGTCAGGATTAATAACCCACTCAATGTTTGTGTGTTGCATGTTAGTTTGCTCCCTTTGGTTTTTTAAATCACGATAGGAGGTTTTTCGCTTTCTGTATAACTAATAAATGAAGCGGTCCAAAATTGACGTGCCCCGGAATCCGGCTGAATTTTAAATTGTACCGTGTCATCAACCATTTTTCCTGTTATGAGATCAAGCATCTTTTCGCCCTTTCTCGCAGCCACAACAATTCCTTTGGTACGCCTTATTGTAATTCTTTCTCCTACCCAAGGATGGTTAATTTCCAACAATTTTTGATTCATCATTCTTTTCCCTCCGGTATTTTCGACAACACCCATGTATATAATGTTCCATACTGTTTTAGCGTGTATGGTTTGCCGGTCATCAGCTTAACCGCCAGAGCCTCTGCAGCATCCTTTCCGCATGATGTACGCGATACCGCTTTATTTAGTCCCTTTGCCCTGGCAGTATAAGTGCCGTCGCCGAATCTAACGTTGATGATAACAGTGTCGTTCATTTTTGCCTCTGGCTTATCCCATTGCTGCCCGCATTTTTCACACGGATGTGATACATGCCCACTGCAACCTGGAGAACATGGTATTTTCATTCTGTCACCTCGCGTTTTGCCTCATCAGTACCGGTATAACCGGCAGACCACTAAACAAATGTTTAGTGGTCTCGGCCTTTGCTACAATGTCATATATTTTTCATTGAAAAATCTCCTTCCTTCTCTTTAAACGTCATCATGACAAACGAATCCTCACATATTTCACCCTGTGACAAACAATACCGGTATACCTCACACTCCTCTCTGGTGCATTGATATTTCGCCGTATCCACATCATCAAAAAAACACAGGCGGGCTGTAAGCTGATCGCCGGTACAAAGACAGTCGCAGTTATCACAGCCATTGTATTCGCGTATTGCTTCATGTGCAGTCACGCTGCCTCCTTCTCCACTGTCTCATCTACACCGTTTCTGCCCTGTTTCAGCCAGTGTTTCATTAATTTTTCAATCTGCGACTCTACCGGCTTAATAACCACTTCATCATCTATGCCGCCAACTCGAACGCCCAATTTCATTAAATCCGCCCCGGGCAGGATTTTAAGAGTATCCTTATTCGGCTCCTCTGTTGTCCTGATGAATACATCTGCTCTGTCAAGATGATGTTTTTTGATTAATTCAACTATTTTAGCTGCGGCCTTCTTTGACCAGGACAATTCTCCCTTACCTTTCTGTAAACCCACTTTAATGCCATGTATTACAATGGACCTCGGCTTCTTGAATAGTTCCGGACTGGCCTCAAGCGCCGCCGACAATTTGTCTCTTTTCTCTTCCAGGATGCGCTCCTGTGTCTTTAAACCCGGCAAATATTGCCTGTTAAGTGCTTGTGCCTTATCATCCAGATCACGAAGCGTATCGCCCATTTTGTCCCACGCATCTGCAAATTCCTTTGTAAGTTTTTCAACTTCTCCCAATGTTGCCATATTTCCTCCTTTTAAGCCCTTCGGGACTTCACAAGTATTGTCCCTTCCGGATTTGTTGTTGTGATATACCCCTCGGCATTTCTACTGCTATTGCCGATACCTCATACCGGTCAATCAAAACACCACTGTTTTGTGTGATCTTAATGATGCTTTTTCTGTCTTCATATATCTCAATGATTGCTTTCATTTCCCACTTGCTTGCATCCAAAGCAGCGCATACCCGAAGATAACTCCCACAATGAACCAAAGGAACCACCAGAAATATTTCTCCGTGTTTTTCTCCTCTTTGCTTTGTGCCCGTTCCATTGCTTCTTCGTTGATATATATTTCTATTGCTTTCATTCTCAACCCCCTTATAAATTCAGCGGGCACGTTGCGCCTGCGCATTTTTCCTGATGCCGGACACTGCGTGTGATACACACACTACGGTCTATTCTGTCACCCCATCCGGGACACTGAACATCCCCATTAGCAAACCGCCCTGCCGGGCCTGTCCCCGTGAGGGGGACTGAAATCCTGTCCCGCGGGGCTTCCACACACTTTGTTTTCGTATCTGTTTTTACCTTCTTTCCCGGGAACTGTCCCCGGTGAGTACGAGCTTGCCCTTTCATATCGCCATCACCACCTCTGCTGTGACTTTTTCCTCGCCCATTTCACAGGCAAGGTTCATGGCCTTGGCCGCATAGTTATTGACAAGGCCCGGATAGGCATGGCTGATTGTTTTGCCCGTCCGCCCATCCTTGTCGGTAAGACGCTTGGAGAGAGCTGCCACTGCTTCATCGGTAAACATATTCTCCATCTTTGCCCCGAGCCGTTTGAACTTAAGTGTTAGATAGTCCTTGATGTTGCCGTTCAGGCCCCTTATCTCTGCAACCTGTATTCTCCTGATGACCTCCCGCATATCCGGATGGACATTTTCATCCAGCTTGTCTTTTAATTCAGGCTGTCCCACAAGAATGATGCCCAGCAGTTTTGTATAGCCGTCTTCAAATTCGTAAAACCGCTTCAACAGTTTGAGCACACGGTAATTCAAATCATGAGCCTCCTCGATAATAACAACATGGCGGGAGCCCTGTTTATGCCTGGCGAGTAACAGTCTCAATACCTGCCGGGATTTGTCTTCAAGCCTTTGTTTCGGTGTTTCGGAGGATATATCATGAATAATGGCATCGCAGAGGGAAGAGGCACTAACCCGTTCCTTATCGACAATCTGTGGGAATATAACCCGGACATTACCTTCCTTTTGCAGGGCGATAACCACCTTCCGTCTCATAATGCTCTTGCCACTCTGCACCTCGCCGACTACAGCGAGAAATCCGGCATGTTTTGCCGCGTCGACCATTGCCGCTTCAATGTAATAGTGTTCATCGGACATGTAGATATCCCGATCCTCCAGGACATCATTAATGAAAGGGTTTTTAAACAACTTAAAATGTCTTTTTGTCTCCTCGGTTATCACTTCCACCTCCTTGATAATATTAATGTGTTCAGGGTTGCCGGGTACAAGCCCCTGTAAATGTGCCTTTATCGATGTTGCTATTCTCATGCCTATGCCTATTGGGTGCTGATATTTTGTCTGCCCGCTGTCGGACAGCGGATCCCATATATTATTAATGTTCATGCCTCTTTCTGCGAGCCAGGTGCGAGCCTGTTTTAAGGATGCTATATATTTTTCCACATCCTGCCTGAAATCAGGGTCTTGAGGGATATATCCCCTGTTGACAACATTGTGCATGGTAATACGCTTGTATGATGTAGCCTTTGCAAGCACCCCCTGGGATATGTCGCAGCCGATCAGTAAAGCCTTTAAAATAATGGGTTGTATTTCCATCCGGTATACTTTTGGCACTGCTTTCACGGTTTTACCTCCTTTCCTGCCCTGCGGCGGTTTTCAATATATTCAGGTCATTTGAAACAGTTAAGCCGTTTGGCAAGGGGTTGGATTCCATTTCTCTTATTAATTCCTCTGCCCTTGACACTTCAATGGAATTCCCTATCTCAGCCCGAAGCTGTTGGTTAAGGTCCTTTGATATGGCTCCCACTCGGCTGGTAAGGCGTTTGAGAAACTCCATGAAGGATATCTGTTTTTCCGCGATCCCTCGGTCGATCTCCACGGGAGTGCCGTGCTTCGCGATAAAGGATATATCTACTTTCTCAGCATGGTTCCCGAATACAGTGAGGCCCTCAAAAGGTATTGTTTTTGCCCTTGCTGCTCTGGTATCTGGAGTGTTTTCTCCATAAGCCATGTTGTCAAAGCGTTTTACAGCGCGTTCCGTCAGGGTCTCCGGCTGAGATTTATATTCCTGCCCGATGACGGCGGCATCCGCACGGAAACCTCCCAACTCGGCAGGAAGCTTTTTAATTACATATGCCTCATAGACGGTTTCATTGAAAAGTACTCCTATTAGTTCCGGAGTAAAGGGCTTTATGACGATCTGTACCTTTGACCGTCCCGGTATAATCCCGGCAATATGTTTTACGTTCCAGTCCTCACCTTTATAGCTGATTGTATAATCCCGGCTTATAGTTCTGATATAGTCTTCATCGGTATACGAATAGAGATCTGTCAGCAGGTCTTTATCCGGCAATTCCCTGAGTTGTTCCGGTTTGATGAGCAGCCAGCACTGTGTGCGAGTCATACCGTGGCGGGTATGTTTACGTTTACTGTTTAGATATATCTGCCTGTCCAGCGCCCAGGCATTCAGGTCTTCCAGAGTGGATGCAGGCTGAAGGCGCAGCCCCGACTCAAACCATTTTTCAATGTAATTATGCATGACTTCACAAGCTCCCTGCCGCTTGCTGTTATAAGGCTCGCCTTCGGGAATATGAACTCCGAGGCGCTTCAGAAAGCTGACAACGGCACGGGAGGTATTTGCAGAACCTGCGTCCATAAGAATTTCAAAGGGGACGCCACGGAAGGGAAATTTATCATTGTTTTTATCCGCCCAGGCTTCCAGAATGAATTCATGAAAGTTATTTTGAGTCTCGCCGGTGGTATTGAAATAGCGGAAATAAAAGAGACCTGAAAAGTGGTCCACAACAACATATCGTAAAAGTCTTAATTTTATCTTTGCAATATTATGCATCTTGTTTTTGTAATAGTCGCGCTCATCCATAATCCGCATGCCCTTCCCGCCACTTCGCAGGTAATACTGGACGCATACGGAGACATCAAAAACATGGACATGATTGGGATGAAGGGACCGCATGGGCTGTGAAGTTTCTGTATTTTTCAGAGCTGCCGCGCACATCTCACGTTCTCGAAGGAGTTGCTGCATCCGGGCTACCGATATCTGTCCGGAGTTCAGATAATGATTGTCTTCCATTATTTCCATAGACATTTCTACTGGCATGATAGGCCCTTTTACCTCGCGCCTTGTTTGATAGATAAGGGATGCAGCCATTTCTATCTGGCCGTCTGTAATCCCCGATTTTAAGATGCCTTTGTCGGATCGTGGCTTTTTGCCGGGTTTGTAGCCGTAGCGGGCGGCAATGCGGTAAAGCTGTTGATCGCTGTAACCTGTCATATCCCGATATTCTGACATGACCTGGCTTTTTTCGCTCCATGGTGCTGATCTTAATGCATCAACGAGTTCTTCCTGCCACATAGCCCACCCCGTCGCGGTTTATTCTGTTTGGAGCGATTCTTCGGGCAGCATTGAAGGATCGCCGTAAGTATCAGCCGCCACATCGTAGGCCGAGAGTATTTGCATTTTCATATAGGAGAGGGCGCTCAGATATTCCGCGATCATCCTTTTTGTGGGCTGAGGGTCTGCGTTAAAAGCCAGAGCATTCATCCCCGCCTGCTCAATCTGGAGCGTGTAGCCGTCGAAGGTCTTTTTCAAAAATTCCATTTTTTTCAGGAACTGGGCCTCGTCAGGTGTGATACCAAGTTCCGCTGCCTTGCCTTTAAATTTATCAAGCTCCTTTTCAAGTTTTGTAAGGGTTTTATGTGTGTCCGTTTGAACACGCTCAAAAGCTTTTTTCTGAGCGACAGTTTCTTCTTTTTGAATTTTAAGTTCTTCCTGGAGTTGATCAAGGATTGCATTTATTTCCCCAGCCCGTTCGGGAATACAGGGTATTTTATCCTCTCCGATAATTATGTTCTCTCCGTCAAACTGGGTAAAATTACCCGCAATTGCTTTACCTAAGTACTTGATTTTACTAATGTCGGCACCCATAAAACCGGCAAAAGTACCCAGAAAATCAACCCGGAAAGGTTCTAAATCTTCAAGCTGGCGGTCTATATTTCTTCTATCCACACCCACATACTCGCAAAAATCTTCCCAGTTCATACCGTATTTCAGACGATATTCTCTTGTCTCCTTTACCTGCTTGAGCATTAACAGCGTAAAAAATTTAGATTGTTTATGAGCAAAACGAGTAGATTTTATTTTTCCCGCCATCTCATAGACCCATTTTGCCGAGTCCAGCTTTAATTCCATTTCATCCCGTTCGATTAATGCAGACTGCCTGCCCGCCTCATAGGACTGTTTATTAACTTCAAAATCAATATTGGTTATCTTCTGTGATTCTGGTTTATTTGACATTTTTACCTCCGCGTAAACGCACCCATCTCTTTAATATTTGGTTAGCCTTTTTTCTTTTTGCTATACATTGTGCACAATGCTTGTTTGCCTCATTAAGCAGTTGGTCTATTTCTGCTATGTAAGCCTCAGATTGCTTTTTTCTATCCTTTTCCATCGCGTCCCCTCCATTATTTAATTGGAATTGCTTATTTGCTCTAAATCCTTTTCAATCCTTTCCCGTTCCACTTCCAGGTTGCTCTTCACCCGCGCCCAGAATAACGCCAACCCCATACCGAGCTTAAAACGATCTCCAACCGTGGAAACAAACCCAAGATCTTCCAGTGTGGCAAGGTGACACATGACAGTGCCTACCGGAAGGTTAACCCCTGCCGCTACCTGCGGGCCATTAGTCGGTTCTTTCTGGTTTGCCAGATATTTCAGTATCTCGCCCGTTCTTGTTACTGCCTCGATCCTTTTATATGTCGTTTTTCCGTTCATCTATTCCCCCTTATTTGTGTTTATAAGAGCCTTTTCAAGTTCCTTTAATGCCTGTTGATCCTTTGTAATACGCTCCTTGAGTTGGCCCATCTTGGCATGAATTACTTCTTTGCCTTTCATGGCTTTAAAATGCCCTGCATCGGCCAGGATAAAAAGACATTCCCAGTCATTCGTTACCTGACAAAACGCCGGGATTAGTTCGGCGGGTATTCCCCAGCGCTTATTTCCATTATGGTCTGTATTCTCGCTTGCCAGATCACGCCCCTCGGCGGACCAGCTATCCAGGCTTGATTTTGGTACTTCCTTGCCGGTCAATTTATATATCTCGGCGCAGATATCTATACGCTCTTTGCCTGATTTTCTGATTGCCTGGCTTATTGCCTGTCTGATCCGCATACCTATATCCATACTGCCGGGCGTGGGTGGAATTTCCGGTAGTAGACACTCAAATATCGTCATCTGCCTTTCGTCAATTTTCTTTTTATTATTTGACATTGCAAACCTCTTTTTTTATTGCTAAAATCAAATCATGTTTGAAAACAACTTTATTGCAGAAATCGGGAAAACCAGCATAATCAGCTTGAAATATGATCCGGTATTTAGCATTGAGAATGATATTGCTGAAATAAAAGCCCGTCCAATAGCTGGGCACAACAGCCATAAGACTCAAAATAGAACATGCGAAAAAAAAGAAGCTCTGCCCTATTTGAGAGCATATATCCTTACAAAAGAATATGTACCTATGGCCATATTCAACAACCTTCCCTATGATGGATTCGAAGTGCTTATCAGAGTTCTTTTCTGTATCGATACCAAAAAGATTAAGGGCGGGGACGGTTATTTCCTGACTGACCTGGGCAATGCTTATCGCGGCCTTATTAAATCCAAAAGAGTAAAATTGTCTTTCAGGCTGGCTTTTTTCAATTCCGATGAAATTATTTATCATCTATTAATACCAACTGATCTTGCTGTTTACCTTTGCAGCCGCTTTTGTGATTATGACATTATCGACCATACCTTTTGGGATTTGGTAACTCAGTATGAATGATGGAAGCTGGCCGTTCTCAACTAATATATTTAATACTTCCTCAATTGGTATCATTTTCATACCTGCCTCCTATGCCGCCTTTTTGCGCGTCTTTTCTTCCGGCCATAAATGCTCATATGAGACACCACAGGCATCTGCTATGGCTTGTTGTATCGGCCTTGATACTCCTACGTCATGTACAACCCGTGATATCATGGCTGTTGAAACACCAAGTTTTATACTAAGATCGAGAAGTCTAATTCCGCTATTAGCCGCCATTAATGTTCTGATGTATAAAGGTTTGTTCTGTTTCTTTAGCTTTTTTAGGTTAGATAGTTTAATCATGTATTTATTATATTCACAAATTGGGATTTATTGTCAAGATAATAATTCATATAATGGGAATATTTATTATAATGCTTACAAGTGATGAAATATTAGATAAAATTATTAAGTTAAAAGGGCTTAAAAATGATGCAGCTTTGGCGCGCCTGTTTAAAGTTAAGCCTAACACAGTCACAAATTGGAGACAAAGAAACTCTATCCCTTATGATCATATAGTCCCATTATGTGAGCATGAAAAATGGTCTTTGAGTTGGATTTTAATGGGGCAAATTAATACAAAATATATTGATATAAATGGTAAAAAGATTTTAACCACTGCGGATGAACCGGGCATTTATAAACAAGACAGCTCATATAAAGAGGGGATAATAAACGAAACTTCGGCATTGCATATAAATAATATTCCTTTAGAAATTCAACCTGTTGTAGATGCTGTTGTAGAAGTGATGACCTCAAATAATGAAGTATTCAAAATAGCGCTTACACAAAATGCCTTTGCATTTCAACAGTCCGTACGGGGTGAACAAAAGATATCGAAGCTTGAAAATGATATAGCTGAAATAAGACGGCTTTTATCTCCCCGTGAAGATGACTTTAAAATCCAGGAATTAAAAGGGGAGACAAAAGCGGGCGGGGGCAATGGAGAATAATGGACGGAGGATATGGGCAGGATGCTGATAGTTATATTATTACAGTATATTGTGCTGATGCCAAATGCCGCCGCCTTGTAAACCATATAAAATTATTATGTCAGCGAGGGTTTGCAGTATTATAGAGACTTTATGAATAATCCGAATGTAGATATTTCGCTATTAAAATTTGACTTAATAAGGGCATCAATTGAACATCTTCTTGTAATTAGTTTTGTACAGAGTAACTCGCATATCTATCCTATTGCTGTTGGAATAGCGTCAGGAGCGCATCTTTATGATCAAATATTAATCGGCAAAAAATTGTTTCATTGTTCAGCTTTTAGTCGGACAAGGGAGGACGCGGCAAGAGCAAGAGCGGTTCTCCAACACATCTATGGATGGAAGGGCATTCAAGTTTATGCTGGTGGAAAACTTATCCAAAATGCCTGGCCTGTAATAACTATTTTAGAATGCTATCTTGAGGCTGGTGGGTGTAATGACTGGAGGGCACATTGTCAAGACGTTATTGATGATCCTTATATTAATCCCCCTAAATTTAAATACACCATACGAGTAGCTGACGCTAATAGACCTAATTTTAAGCAGGCGCTATTTATAGATAGATATTTATTCCCGTGCTCTTATTTACATTCTCGATTTAAATTTCAAATTGATCACCCGGCAACAGCGGAAAATCAAATCCAGGCAGCCGCGGTTAAGGAAGGGTGCGATTGGTGCCCCAATTTCAATGCTGGCAATTATACAAAAAAAGGGACAAGAAAAATAGAATATGATATATTTGAGTAATCTTTCAGGGATCCCGGCGGGGTCCCTCGACAGGAAATTTAAGGAGAGCGGGAAAAATAATGTAAAATATGTAACTATATAATTAATATAAGGGGGTTATAATGAAAAAAGCGTTATTTATGTTATTAATAATGGTCATATTTGCAGGATGCGGCGCAAACACTTATTTTTGCCATCCAGGTAGATCACAAGAACAACTTCAAAGAGATTATAGAGAATGTGATTATGAAGCTGAAAAAGCAGCGGGAAGTATGTCGAGCGGTATGAGTAGAGGAATGCGCACGGGCTCATTACAAGTTGATTGTATGAGACTAAGAGGTTATGGAAGCCCAAAAGGAAATGATTGCAGGGGTTATAGCAATTAA